TCTTTGCCCATGTTGCGGCTCCTTTCTGAGAAAAAAAGAGCCCACACAACACACTTTATTGTATCATGTGGGCATGGTTTATGCAAGTCCTTCAGAGGACGTTATATGGTGTCAGATGGCGTACTGCTCATCCAGAAACTCCTCAAACTTTTTCCGTTTGATGCGTTTTGTATTGCCCACGAATACAACAAACTTGCAGCCATCCTGCAAGGCAAGCTCGGAAATGCGGTTCTGACCGATACCGAAATATGCAGCAGCTTCAGGGACGGACAATAGCCACTTTTCACAGAGCGGAACAGGTGGAACAGCTTTTTTGGTGTATGTATCACTGCCAGACAAGGAACTGGGATCAGAATTGATGTCGTCGATGAGGTTGAATGGAACGACAAAAGGGGTGGAGTGCATATTAAGATTGGTATTCATAGAGTTTTCCTCCTTTGTGATAAAAGTGTCTGTGAATAATAATTAAGGCTTGGACAGTTTTGGGCGAGGGGGTTGATCTTCTAGGGGTAACAACTGGCGAACTGTAACCCACTGACAAATCTTATCGGATTGATTTAAGTAAACTCGTTTCTTCTGAGCAAAGGAATAGAGAGGAATATAGCCTACTTTTTGCAACACTTCGATTATAAGGCTGCTTTTGAAATCTACGTTGTAGGAGTTCTTATAGGTTCCGGCCAGTTGTTCATCAAACCAAACCTGAATCTCACCAGTACCCTTGAACACAAACTTGGTGTTGGCACCAGATTCAGACCAGATGAAACAAGGGATATAGTCCCAGCTTGTAAGCTTTCCCAACACGATTTTGGATGGGGGATGTGCATGGCGGCTTTTGGCTTCGCGTTGGAGAAGATCGAGGCAATCGCTGGAAGAGATGCACTCATGTAAAGTTCCAGGCGATTGCTGCGAAGCGAGTTCAACTTGTTTCCGGGAGAGGGCTGCATAATAGCCCTCATTAGAGATGCGCACGTAAATCATTTTTTAGTGTCCTCCTTAACGATATATTTTAACTTTAACTTGGCGTTTGTTTTAACTTGGTAGCCGTATGATGCCAGAAGCTCTACAATGACATGAGTTCCCGGTGTCCGATCTTTCTTTCCGCTACAAAGAACTTCTCCCCCAGCTGCTTCATGCAAGCTACGGAACTGCTTACGGAAGTTGGCCCAGCTTTCACTATTGAGCGGCTTCGATTCCGTTTCTTCCAGAAGTGCTTGAAGCTGTTCAATGGCCGCATTTTGATGACGGGGGTTTTCATCAACAGCCTCAGTGTCATCTAAGTCAAAGCCAAACCATCGTAGAACCTTTTGAATGTAAGCATCGGGGTCATTTTCCAACAGAGCGATGCTATTACTGGCATCGGAAATGTAGTAGTTTAGGGCAGCGAACGTGAAAATGCTGTTCTTCGGACGGGAGTCTTCGTTGTAAGAGAATTTTGTTTTCAAAAAATCGACCTCGCCGTTAAAGTACATACTTTCTCTGATTTTTACAGTAGCACTTAACCACTTTTCGAGTAACTCCTTCTGACGCTTCCATTGGGAGCGTCTGGTTGAAAAGAAGCTTTTAGCTCTGCGTGGAATCACCAATTCTAGCGTTTGGCCTTCCTCATACATTCGTACACGCCCCACCTGCTGGACAGCGGCCATGTACTCGGTACCGGAAATGTACAAATGGGTAATGTCCTTATCAATCAGATTCGTGCCGTTATCCAGCACGGAAGTGGCAATCAACACTGAAACTGACTCAAAGCGATTCTTGGTCTTGATTTCCTCAAGCACCTTTTTGTCTAACTCGTCCATGGAGTATGACCTAGAGGACGTGGATTCTGAAACAATAAAGGCAGCGGAGATGCCGTGACTGTTTAGCTTTTCCTTGCAGTCCTTTCCCTGCTTCTTGGAATCAACAAAAACAACCGCCTTACGAAGACTATGAGCTTCATACTGTTCGATCACATCATCCCAAAGGGATTGACCGTCGGCAAGGATGCGAGGGTGTAGATAACTGTAATCAGGTTCAGCACCCGTGACCTCGAAGAAAGCAGCATATTTTGGTAAGCCAGTGTTGTTACTATACATCTGCGAGATCATATTGTTTCTGGCATACCTGAAACCGGGCCAAATTTCCCAATGAGGAAAATTTTCTGCCAAATCTACAACTTGCTCCATCTTCAAAATGACATTTCGGACAGGGTTTATAGTAGCTGAGGCGTAGATGCGGACAGACTGAGCAAAGACCCTAGGGAGATTAAAGAGGGGAGCCGAGTCTGTGGTGAACACTGAATCTGCAATGAAGTAGTGGCACTCGTCACAAACCACAAAGGCGTACTCTTTGGCTTCAAAAGGCCCGATTTTAATGTTCGGAGTGTCTGTGTCTTGAAGTCTTTGGGCCATGTACTGGTACGAGCACACCACAAGGTCTCCTAGCGGATAAATCCCAGCTTGGGGAAATTCAATGGCTCCGGGCGGTATGCCCAACTCTTTCAGGTAGATGTTGATGAGCTGCTCTGTAAGAACATTGCGGTTGACAATCAAGAGTACTGCCTGTCCTCGTCGTCGGGCCTCCGGTACAAGCTCTTCGATAAAGAAGGTGGTTTTACCAGATCCTGTGGGAGCCTTGAGCAAGTAGACATTTCTGGGGGAACCGGGTGGACTATGAACGATAGGTTGCTTAATATCTTCTGATAAATATTGGCTCATTGTTGTGGCCTCCTTTCGATGGCTTGATTTTACTACACCGAAGGAGTGATTTGACATTTCCGAAAAAAAGAAACGTTAAATATAAAAAAGCCCTCCAGACCAATGATGTCAGGAGGGCGAAAAGACAAATTTAATAATGAATATTGTAGTTTGTAAGAATTTCCTTGATGGCTGTTGTCTGAAGCAATGAGAATAGGGCTGAATCATTGCGCTTAGGGCAAATTGTTTTTACAGTAGCATCTGGAAAAGGAAAGAAATCTAAAATGAGCTGAGAAGCATCTTGTGGGTAAAGGAAAGCCTTTAATCCGCGAAGGTTTTTTTTAGAAAGACCATAGCGTGATGGTGCGGCTAAGCAGGGAAGGTAAGGATCAAAATTATCAACTTGATCGTAAGTGTCTTTTATTTTACTATATGGAATGAGACGGGCTTGGACAGCATTGTAAAGAGCTTTGAGGATTGTACAGTAAACTTGATTGACGAAGTTGACGGTTTTATTTAGAGGCTCTAAGAGGACTTTTTGAAAGGTTTCAGAATAGATTTGATTACAACTGGTACTGTTGTATTGGAAAAGATACTGGAAACTAGAGGCCGCTCCAGACATAACTTTGGCGAGAAAGATGCGGGTACGGAGAGGTTTGCATTTCATCAAAATCTTGAGAATGGAAATAGTGATTTCAGTGGCTTCTGTTTTAGAAATGGTAAATTTGGAGACAAATGGATAAATCGCTGCGACTGTATTAAAGCCCAAAATCTTCTCAAGGTACCACTGATCTTCAATTTTAGGAGTGAGATCTTCTGGGCAACTAATGGCATTAAGTACATTTCTAAATGTACGATTTTTTGATGAATCTTCATGCAAAGTGGTAAAAAGAGAATAGAAGGGTCTTGATTTGGAGAAGGATTGATCTGGAAGTTTATGCGTGGCATCATAGGTGAAGAGAGTGTATGTAGAATACTGACAGAAATCGGTTCTAATGGTTGATTCTGGAATCACGGAATGACAAATTGATTCGTCAACAGAACCTTTATATAGGGTATATAGATCCTGTATTGATATGGGATTATACTTGATTTTCAAAGATTTACGGCGTTTATAATTTAGATTGAAAATAAGAGCATTAATGATGTCATCCCAAAAGGCATCGGTCTGTTGCAAGGCGACAGGACAATCTGGATTATTCAAAAAACACAGATTCTGAATAAAATTGTCCAAGGTGTACAGTGGGGCTATTGGTGTCAGTAGATAGATATAAGACATGGATGGAATATTAGGAGGTGAAGAAAGAGAAGCGTTATGGTTAAAGATTTCTTCGGCATTAGCATTTTCTTGCTCGCTAGGGTCAAGTTCAAACTTTTTTATGATGCCTTCATTTTTAAAAAAAGAAACCAATTCATCTTTAAGATCTGATGAGTCAGGCAAGGCAGAATAATATTGATGGATACGTTCATCATAGTCCACTTGCTTATCAGAGTCTATGTGTTTGCGGAAATTATTGGCGTTCTCTTTGGAAAACTCGTTGAAAAGCGATTTTAATTCTTTTTCAAGTGGTTTATAGACAGGATTTTTGACAGGGTTTGACTTGGCATTAAAAAGGTCGCCAAATTCGATCATAAGATAACACCTCCACCACTATTTTATCGCACCAGTGGGAAAAGGCAACCTGATATGTTTGAAAATTAAAATTTTCAGTTAGATAGTATAACTGTGAATCGAAACCTCTGAGCCGAAAGACTCAGGGGCTATTTTTATGTCTGGAGGTGATTTTCTATGCTGTTCCGTATCATCGTTGTTATCATCACCATTACGGTTTCGTTCTAAGCCGCATTCGCACAGAAAGGAGATGTTCCCATGAACTTTTTACCTGAGCTCATTCAGAAACTTGGCACGGTTCTTGTTGAAGTCCTCGTGCTGATTGCTGAAGAAGTTGAAAAGAAAAACTAACGAAAACAAATCAAAAAGGAGATTTTACTATGTCTGCAAATGTTGAAACTATGTTCTCTGTCCGTGAGACCCCTTGGCATGGCCTTGGCCGTATCGTGATGGATGCCCCTGCAAGCCGTGAAGCTTTGGAGCTGGCTGGTCTGGATTGGCAGGTAGAGAGCCGCAATATCTATTCCGGCACTGGTGCGATGATCCCCGGCTATCGGGCTAACGTCCGCAGCACTGATGAAGCTGTTCTGGGCGTGGTATCTGACCGCTACCGCATTGTGCAGAACGAAGAAGCATTCCAGTTCACCGATGACCTGCTGGGTGAGGGTGTTACTTACGAAACTGCCGGTTCTTTGCAGGGCGGCAAGAAGGTCTGGATGCTGGCGAAGCTGCCGGAGAAATACATCATCGCCGGAGACGAAGTGACCCCATATCTTGTGTTCTTCAACAGTCACGATGGCAGTTCTGGTGTAAAAGTTGCCATGACCCCAGTTCGTGTGGTATGTCAGAACACCCTGAATCTGGCTCTGGGTACGGCGAAGCGTATCTGGACTGCCCGCCATACCGAAAATGTTCTGCTTCGGGTTCAGGATGCCCGTGAAACCTTACAGCTTGCCAACAGTTACATGGGTGAGCTTGGCAAGGGCATCCATGAGCTGACCACCATCAAGCTGTCTGATCGCAAGGTGCAGGAGTTCATCAACGAATTTTTCCCTGTGACCGAAGATCTGACCGATGGCCAGAGGAAGAACAACCTGCGCTTGCAGGAAGATTTGAAGGCTCGCTACTACAATGCACCTGATTTGGAATGGGTTGGCAAGAACGGCTGGCGGTTCGTGAACGCTGTTTCGGATTTCGCCACCCATGCAGACCCCATCCGTAAGACCCGGAACTACAACGAAAATCTGTTCCTGCGCACCGCAGAGGGCAACCCGATGATTGATAAAGCCTATAAGATGGTGCTGGCAGCGGCCTAAAGGAGCGATCTATGAATGATGTAAGCAACCGGGCTGTGCGGGAATTTTCTGAGTTCCTGAACAGTGTTGAGGCTAATTTTCCAAAGCCGACTTGTACTACGGCCTATGAAATTACGATGAAAAGTACCATCGTCAGTGCTTTAATCACGCTGGATACCGAAAAGAAGATGGACGAGCGTTTTTGGAATCATCTTCGGGTGCAGCGGAACATTCTGGATTTTCTGTATGCCCTGTGGCTGGATGATGACCGTACACTGGTGGATGAGTTTTCCACCATTATCAAAGATTTGGTGGAATATGATTTCTCTATTGCAGAAGAACAGATGAAAGAGAGGTTGAATATCGCATGAAAAGACTTGTATCTACGCTGAACCTGCCCAAAGAAGATTGGCTCCGCTACCGGAAGTGCGGCATCACTGGCACGGATGCTGGTTCCATCCTTGGCCTGAATCCGTACCGCTCCGCTTTTCAGGTTTACCATGATAAAATCAGCGATGCCATTAAAAATATCGACAACGAGGCTATGCGTCAGGGCCGAGATTTGGAAGAGTATGTGGCGCAGCGATTCTCCGAAGAAACAGGCTTTAAGGTACGCCGTGCAAATGCCATCTACCAGAGTGAGGAACACCCTCTGCTTCTGGCAGATTTTGACCGCCTGATTGTTGGGCAAAAAGCTGGATTGGAGTGCAAGACGGTCTCGCCGTTTTCAGGGGACAAGTGGGCTGATGGGAAAATCCCGGCTCACTATCTGGCGCAGGTTGACCATTACTTAGCCGTCAGCGGTTTCGACTGCTGGTATGTGGCGGCTCTGATTTTCAGCAGAGAACTGGTGATCCACAAAATCGTGACAGATAAGCAGGTGCTTTCTGATCTCATTGATAAGGAAGAACTTTTCTGGACGAACCATGTTGTGCCCCAGATTCCCCCTGCACCCAACGGTTGCGAGTGTGACACCCAGCAGATCAACCAGATGTATGAGGTGGACAACCGGGATAAGACCGCTGACCTGAGTGCTTTGCATGGACTTCTGGATAAGCGGCAAGAGCTTTCCACTCAGATTGAACAGTTGGAGCAGGAAAAGACTGCCATTGAACAGCAGGTGAAGCTGAAAATGCAGGATGCTGCCTATGGCACAGCACCGGGCTATAAGGTGTCGTGGGTATCCTCCGAAAGCAAGCGTGTGGATTCTCAGCGTTTGCGGAAAGAGCAGCCGGATATTTTCAACCAGTACAGCAAAAATGTAAGCAGTCGCAGGTTCACCATCATTCATGCGGCATAATTGTATGGCGGCAGGGAGCAGCTTCTCTGCCGCCTTTTTTCTTGGAGGTTATCTTATGGCTACGGAAAATCCATTCGTAAAATTATTTGCTATCGACTTCAAAGATCATCTGGAAGTCAAAAAGTCCGGCAGCACGGAACTGAAATATGTAAGCTGGGCGTACGCTTGGGCAGAGGTGAAGAAGTTGTATCCTGCTGCCAGCTATGAGGTCAAGAAATTCAACGGCCTGCCCTATGTTTATGACCCCATCACCGGCTTCATGGTGTATACCACTGTCACGATTGAGGGCGTTTCGCACGAAATGTGGCTGCCTGTACTGGATGGCGCAAACAAAGCCATGAAAGCTGTGCCTTACACCTATACCACCCCGAAATGGGACTATAATCCGCAGACGCGCCGCCGTGAAAAGATCGGCATGGAAGAACGCACCGTAGAAGCAGCATCCATGTTCGATGTGAATAAGGCTATCATGCGGTGCTTGGTGAAGAACCTCGCTTTGTTTGGCCTTGGACTCTATGTCTACGCCGGTGAAGAGTTGGCGGAAGAGGCTGCACAGCAGCCGG